GGTCAGCAAGTTACAAAGATTTACAACTATTGAGTAAAAGAAAAACATTATTATGGGAAAGGAGGGAATGCGTTTCCTCCCCAACTTAAAGAAGTTGGGGTTTCCACGCATTAATTTAGATGAAAAAGTACACATATATTTTCTAAAAATTTCCATTTAACTAAAACACTATTAATAAACTATAAGTAAGTAGAAAGAAAAATTTTAGACTTTGTTGTACCTAGTTCGCATCAAGGGTACCTATGCTTTTAGGGTTGCGAATACCTAAGAGGACAAAGTCACAACAGTCAATAAAAATTATTAATTTGTTTTGTACGGTGCCGTTACATCGGAATTTAAGCCTTTGGAGAGTCATACCAAACGCAAGTAGGATTCCGAAAGCGGACTCTATGAATAAGGAAAAGAACATAAAAGTTATAAATTTTATAACTTTTTATAAGTTTCTTATAACGGACAAAGTCACAAAGAAAATAAAAAATAAAAGTGAAAAGGAGAAAAGAAATATGTTTAAAGGGTTTAATCAAATTAAAGAAGCTATGGAAAAAACTGCGACATTGTTTAAAATGAAATCTGGAGAAAGCAAACTTATAAGAGTTCTTGTGCCGACTAAAGAAGTAAATGCAGCTTATGAGCATGTAGAGAATTTTGGAGGGTTTTGGAAAACTATTGAGTGTTTAGGTAAGAGAGAGTGTCCTTTATGTAAGACTGGTAAGTCTGCTTCTTTGAGAGCTTATATTCCTATTCTTGATAAGGCAGATAATAAGGTTAAGATTTTTAAAGCATCAAAAGATGTTATAAGGTTTCTTATCGCTTTAGAAGAGGAATATGGGGATCTTTGTAACTATGACTTAAAAGTTGTAAGGCAGGGTGAAGGCTTAAAAACACAGTACAGCTTTTTTGCTAAAGATAAAAGTGATGAAGATTTATCAAAGTACGCTGAGCATATACCTCCAATAGAAAATCTTATCGAAAAACTTACAAAAGAAGAGATTGAAGAATTGATGGATGGCATTACATCTGTAAATAATAATGATAATGGTAATAAAGATAATGATGAAGATTATCCATTCTAATGTTATAGTCAGTAGCCTTCAGGATTAATCCCGAAAGCTACTGACTATAAATCTTAAATTTCAAGGGGTGTTTTAAATGGAAACAGCTACGCCTTTATTAGAAGAAATTGAAAAACAAAAGAAGAAGCGTAATAAGGAAGTTAAAAAAGAAGCCCCTGTCAAAGTTAAGAAATTGACTAAAAAACAACAGCAAATATTGGAATTAGCTAATGAGACTATACTTCCTGAGAATTATCATGTAGTTTGGACAGAAAAGCAGTTAGATGATATGTGTGACTTATTAACATTAGAAGAATATGTAGCCGTTGATACTGAAACTACTGGTATAAATCCTTTTGTTAATGAAATTGTTGGTTTTTCATTGTGGTTGCCGAAATTTAATTGTGGTTATTATGTTCCATTAAAACATGTTGATGATATTGGTTCTAGTCATCCACCCGTTGGTGGGCGGGTAGGTATTGATTATGTAAAATGTTTATCTAAAGATGCTGTAATTAAAAAAGTTAAACCTTTATTAGAAGATAGTAAGAAAAAGCTCATATTACACAACAGTAAATTTGATATGCACATTTTATATAATTGGTTAGGCATTAAAATCACTCCTTATTTCGATACGATGATTGCCGCAGCATTGCTAGACGAGAACCAGCCAAAAGGATTAAAGGAACTTTCTGGGATATATCTTAAAGAACCTGCTGATAAATTTAGTACGCTGTTCGGTAAGTAATAATTTTGCCGAACTAAAACCTACCTCAATCGGTGAAGCCCTAACGTAAAGTCGAGGGTAATACCGAGCCTACAATACTGGTGACAGTAGTTGGGGTGTAACGACTTGATAAGCTACTTAGCGGGTAGTTTGTCAGAAGCAAGTTTAACCTAATCGGCGACAGAAGTCGCCCACTTCTATAAGTGGATGATGAATGTCGCTTGACTAATAAAAGTATGAAAGATAAAAAGGTTATATAGCGAAAACCAAGCTATAATAAGCCATGTAATATGGTCAATATGGGGATGGAACAGCCCTTTGAGCGTGGGTAATCTGGCAAGGTAGCTTGCCTTGACCACGAAGCTACCACCTCTATAGGTGGGGTAGTTCACAACTTGCTTAAACGGTAGGCACAAATCTTTGGAGTAACCGCTAATAAAACTCCTATTAAAAGGTTTGTGAAGGTATAGTCTACTCCATTGGAAACAATGGGTATAGTGAAAGAAACATTTGATACAGTCCCGATACTGTTAAAAGAGGGGCGGCGGGGGTGTTTAGCAGGGTATTATGCTATTAAAGATACTTATATGACATATAGATTATATGAGTTTTTTAATAAAGCATTGAATAGATCCGGGTTAGAAAAAATAAAGCAACTTTTCTTTGAATTAGAGATGCCTTTTATTAATATCGTGTGGGACAGTGAACAGCACGGTGTAAAATTTGATTTAGATTATATTACAAACACTGTAGCTGTACAATTACACAAAGAATACGAAGAATTGCAATCTCAGATTTATTCTTATCTTGGCGAAATTAATTTAAAATCCCCAAAGCAGTTATCTGAAGTCTTGTATAAAAAATTAAATCTCCCTGTTGTTAATAAAAAGAAAGCTGACAGTACAGATAGAAAGACTTTAAAGAAATTAAAGAACGCCCATCCTGTTATTCCACTGTTACTAGAATTTAGGGCAAAAGCAAAACTCATTGATGCTTTTGTTGAAAAGCTTCCTAAAAATGTTGTTAACGGGAGAATACACACGAGTTTTCAAACAATAGGATGCGTTACTGGTAGGATGAGTAGTAGCAACCCTAATTTACAACAACTCCCTGCTGGTAACTTAATTAGAAATGCTTTTGTAGCAGATGAAGGAAGGTTGCTTTTGTCATGCGATTTTTCCTCGCAGGAATTGCGCTGGTTGGGGGAACTTTCTAAAGATTCTTTATTAATGGATATATACAAAAATAATAAAGATGTTCATTCAATGACTGGTACTAAAATATGGAATATGCAAAATCCTGATAAACAATTAACTTATGAAGAGTTTTGCTATTGTAGGGGTATGTATCCATTATTCCATGATGCTGATGGTAATTTAATTGAAGAGAGGTTTAATGATACTAATTATATAAATCAGTTATTTACTGAAGGTAAGATTAATACAACAGATCCGGTTAAATTAAAAGAGGACGCTGTACTAGGGAAGAAATTAGAGAAAATTAGAAAGTTTGCTAAAACAGTAAATTTCGGTACTGTATATGGGATAGGGGCTTCTAGTTTAGCAGATACTTTAGAGGTTTCAGAAGAAGAGGCTCAAATGTTTATTGACGGGTTTTTTGAGACATATAAAGGTGTTTCAAAATGGGTTCGTAGTATATGGAAACAGGTTGATTCTAAAAAGTATGTTGAAACTATTCTTGGCAGAAAACGCCGCTTGTATAATGAAGTTAATAGTGGGCAAGCTTGGCAATTAGAAAGTGCACATCGAATGGCCGTAAATTTTTGTATTCAAGGGAGTTCTGGAGATCAATTAAAGACAGCTTGTCTAAAACTACAGCCTTTGTTAAAGGAATTAAATTCCAGAATTGTATTATATATACATGATGAGCTCATTATAGATGTACCAGAGAATATTGGTATTGATAATATTAGAAGGATTCAGGAAGTAATGTGTAATGCTATTCCAATGAATATCGGTATGCTTTCTGATGCAGAGTGTGGGTGGCGTTGGTCACAGATATTATCTGAAGATGAAATAGAGAAATTACATTTGTCTAATGTTAATGAAGATGAAAACGAGGAGTAAAGGAGTTGGTGCTATTGAGTTTAGCAAATTTAGTAAAAAGGATTAAAGCAGAAATAAGAGAACAAGAGAAACCTTTGGGTGAAAAGTTTATAAAGTCATTAGATGATTTTTTAGTTCAGAATAGGGGTAGTAAAAATAAACTTGGTAGTTGTTATATACGTCCTTCTCTTTATTATAAATGTATACGCCAGGTATGGTATAAAATATTAGGTTTTCCTTGTTCTGAGAATACGAATGCAAGAAGTATTAGAACTCTAGAAATAGGTACTGCATTACATGAATGGGTACAAAGAGAAATATTTATGCAAAAAGATTTTCCTTTTTCACTCGTCCCCCCTCACGAGCTTCCGGCGTGGGGGCGGGAAGGGATTGAGTTTTTTAATGAACAACAAAATATAGAAGAAAACAGACCTGATATGGAAATAGGATTTATTGATAAGAGATGGACTGAGAAATATTATATCTACAGTATTGTAGATGGTATTTTTAATTTTGAGAATATGGACATGGTATTTGAGTTTAAGACTATAAACCCTAATGATTTTGACTATTTATATGAACCTTTAGCGGATCATAAAAAACAGGCTGCCTTATATTCTTTGAGCTTAGATATTAATAATATAATGTTTTTATATCTTAATAAAGGTAATTCTCAATGGAAAGCATTTCACTTTGAAGTTAGTCAAGAACAAAGGGATTGGGCTTTAAAGCGTGTTCAGTTAATTGACAGGTATTTAATAAATAAAACACTTCCTGAAAAAGAGGAAAATAATTATTGTAATTTTTGTGCTTATAGAAAATTATGTCAGGAAAATAGGTGTAATGCTGTTTATGATTAAAATTTTGATTTTTTGTGTGAGGTGGGTGGTTAGATTAATTATAATCCAGCTAACTACCACCATCTCTGTAGGTGGTGGACGAGCTTATTGGAAGTTTCAATATAATTAATAACTTGTAAAGTGTTATCTAAGAGAGAGGATGGGGAGGAGTGGATGGAAAAATTTTTTAGTTTATTTACGTGTAGTATGTGTATTATTGGTTTTATTAATAGTATGGCCATATCATATAAATATGGTCCTAATTTAAAAGTATCGTTATTTTCTATGGTTATGGGTTTAGTTTGTTGTATGGCATTTATTTATCAGTTAAAAGAATATTTTAGAGAAAGGTGATTTTATGAAGATAGAAAATGCGCAAGTGTTTGGTTTTGAGGCATCAATTCGTGCTTTACGCAATCCGCTTAATTCGTGGGAGAAAAGTGATAGTAGAATCAAAAGTTGTGATGACCCCTTATACTGGTGTAGTAAAAATGCAAATGAAGAAAGATTTGTGTTAGGTGAAAATGATATGCTATTATCACAGAAATTAACCAAAGCAGGAACAGAACACTGTAAGCATTTAAGACTTATAACTGTTTGGGTAGATATTACTGCTCCCAGATTTTGGTGGCAAGAGTTTGATACTTATAGACATGTTGAAAAAATATCTTGTTCTACAATGCATACTCTTATGAAAGGGCCTGTAGGTGAATTAGATTTTGAGAAAGATAATATACCGGCATCATTAATTGAAAAAATAAATACTTATATTCAGTTGTATCAAGATACAAATGACCCAGAAGAGAAACGTGATTTTTTAGTAGCATGTAAAAATATTCTTCCTGAGGGATTTTTACAGAAACGTACGATTTGTACCAACTATCAAACATTGTTGAATATATTTAAGCAACGCAGACAACATAAGCTCCCGCAATGGCATCAATTTTGCAGTTGGATTTTGGAATTACCTTACTTTGTTATGTTAACTGGAGTATAACAGTTAACATTTGTATAAAATTTCCATTTAACTAAAACCATTCCTGCAAGGTATAAGTAAGTAGGAGGAATTTTTGAAAGGAATGGTTTTAGTGTCTAAAAAGTTTCAGAAAGTTCAGGATAATGTTTTAAAGATGCTACACTCGTAGATTCAATAACTCGCGCTTATAGAAGGCTATTAGCGAATGGTAAACTTAAGAGGGGTTGATTCTATGTCTATTACGATAAGTATTGATGCTGTGAAAGATATTGATGTAAGTGAGTATGCTGGTATTCAGATTGATTTTAAGCTCCGAAACGGAGCAAGTACACGTCTTGAACTGTCCTTATCAGATGCTGAATTTTTAAAAGAGCGTCTTGAAGAGTTTTTTCATGGACAAACTTTTGGGGATTTAAAGTTTGAATTTGATGACAAGATACAAGAACTTAAGGAAGAGTGCCATATTTTAAGAGAAGAAAATGCAGCGTTAAGGGTGGGTTGGTAGCTTGAAAACTGTATCTTTTACAATACTAGGTGAACCAAAATCAAAACAGAGAGCGAGAATTTTAAAAAATGGGCATAGGTATACACCTGAAGATACTGTTAATTATGAAGTACTTGTTAAAGAGATGTATGCTATTGCTACAGGTGGTGGGTATTATTTTGAAGGCCCTGTTAAAGTAGATATAACAGCTTATTTTTCAATACCACGATCAGTTAGCAAGAAAAAACGCACTGAAATGCTTGCAGGTAAAATAAGACCGATGAAGCTTGACTGCGATAACATAGCAAAAATAATTTTTGATGGGTTAAATGGTGTTGCATTTAAAGATGACAAACAAGTTGTTGAGCTTAAGGTAATTAAATTTTATTCTGCAAGCCCTTGTGTCGACGTTAAAATTTCAGAGGTTTTGGGGTAGGGTATTATGGATAGAAAAGAAATTGAGCAAAATATTGAGAAAATGATTACTGCTAGTAAAGTTGCTGCTAAATTAAAAATTTCTGGCTTACCTGTCCCGCAAAAACCAGATTTTTTAGATAGTAATATTACTATTTTTGATGAGTGGGACAGACTTAAAAAAGAGTATGGTGGTATTGCTAACATTCCTTTTAATGAATTAGGTGAATATTTAGACAAATGGTCAAATCTGATCTCTTATGCACGTTGGACAGAAGCAGTTGCAGATATAAAGCAAGCCACTTCTCGTGAAATTAGGGATACTGTTGAAAAACAACTATATGTCTTACAGGATGGTGGGCGGGAGCTGAGAGCAGCATCAGTTCAAACAGAGCCTATATATATTCAATGGGAAAATAAATTTGTAGAGGATTACGCTTATTATGTGGCAGTAAAGGGGTTAAGGGAAGGTTATGAATGTAGGGCTAATTCTATAAGCAGAGAAATAACAAGAAGAACTACAGAATTTAGTGATAATAGAAGAAGTTTTAATCGGGGAGGGGCGTAAGGTGAAAAGATATAATAAAGAAGAGAAACTTAATTTTATTAGTAGTTAGTTGTTTAGTAGTTTATTATTTGCTGTTAATTCTGTTACTTATGATGAAGATGAAGAGGTTCCGTTTATAATTTTAGTTATTTTAATCGAACAAATTAAAGAGTTTTTAAGTGAGTCGGGTTTTACTTACAGGGTACAGAAAGAAGAATCTGAAGGTAGTGATAATATTATTGCTCCTAATGGAGGGTGGAAGAATGCTTTTAGACGGAAAAAGGGTAATTAAGAAAATAGAGTTCGAGCGATACTTAAACACATTAGGTTTTCCACGTGAGGTATTAAATAATTCGGCAAATAGAATAAAGAGAAGTACTAAATATGGTTCATGGTTAAAAAGAACAAATCCTGAAAAATTTAATCGATTGTATAATGAATATCTTGAGAAACATGATGCTACTCCTGTTAATTCAAAAAATCCTGAAATATGGTCTGAATTTATTAAATCCTGTATGAAGGCGGTGGATTGAGTTGGATGATTTACGTGTTATAGTTGCTGATTTAAAGAAGGAATTTGGTAATGACAGTGTTTTTATTCTTGGTGAAAATGAAAAATTATGTAATGTAGAAACACGATCATCTGGTTCTTTAGCTTTAGATATAGCTCTTGGTGGTGGGTATGGTAAAGGTAGGGCTGTGGAGTTAAGGGGAGCTGAACGTGCAGGGAAGAGCAGTTTACTTTGTATGGCAATAGCTGAGGCTCAAAAAAATGAAGAAGATAAATTGTGTGCGATAATAGACACTGAACACACTTTTAACCCTGACTGGGCAATGAAATTAGGAGTGAATTTGAACAGTCTTGTGTTTTCGCAACCAGATAAACCAGCTGAAGAAATTTATGAGATGATCGAGGTTATGTTAAAAACAAAAAAGTTTAGTATTATTGGCCTTGATAGTTTGGCTGGTCTTGTTCCAAAAGAAGAGTTTGAAAGTGATGAATGGGATAAAGAAAGCAGGGTGGGGGGAACATCTAAGATCAATGCAAGAGCAATTAGAAAATTAATTAATACAGGTTTGTTAAGTGATTCAGGTACAACACTAATAATAATTAACCAGCTTAGAGATGCTATAGGTGTTTTTAGCCAGTATGGTGTTCCAACAACTACTGTTGGGGGGAGATCGTGGAAACATGCATTTACTCATCAAATTGACGTTTCGACTGGAGAGTTTTTTTCTGTTGGAAACGGTGCAGATAAAAAATTTTTAGGCCAGCAGATAGTTACTAAGGTAGTTAAAAACAAGATAGGTCCACCATTTCGAAGGGCGGTAATTGATATATATTACGAATATGGTGTTGACAGGGTTGCTGAGTTGGTTAGTGTTGCCAGGTTAATGGGGGTACTTCATGCTGCCGGAGCTTGGTTAACGGCTATGGATCCTCGTACTGGTGAGGTTCTTTTGCATAATGGTAAAGAAATTAAGTTTAACGGTAAAGAAAAAGCTAGAGAAGCCTTGAATGAAGATATTGAAAAAACAGGTGGAGAAATTTATTTAAAAATTTTAAATTTAGTTTTAGACATAGTAAGGGTAGGTGAAATGTAGTGTTTTTAGTAGTAATAATTGCACTAGGGTTATTGAGTTTAAGGTTGTTTTTAGACTATATAAATGCCATATACTATAGACAAAAAATTGAGGAATTACTAGAGCATGAAAAAACGAGGTTTATAGATACGTTTTCAGTTGCTATGGCAAAAGAACTTTTAAGGCGGAAGGCGGGTTAGGTTTGAATTATAAAAAAATATCAAAAAAACATGAATCCCGAATAGCCCGCCACCTCTCTAAAATAGGAGAATCAGCGAAAGTCCAGAAAGCTTCAGGCGCAATGTTCAATAAAAAGTCAGATGTCATATCAGAACTTTTCAGAATTGAAGCCAAAACAAAATCAAAGCTTTCAAAATCTATTACCCTTAAAAAAGAATATTTTGAGAAAATCCATAAAGAAGCTCTTGAGACAGGAAAAATACCTGTATTGGTTTTTTCCTTTGGAGATGGTCAGGATTTCTATGTATTAGAGGAACATGATTTTTCAATATTAGTACAAGAATTTAAAAATCAAGGAGCGGGCAACAATGAAAGAAAAAGTTAAGTACATTGAATTTGTAAATGCTGATGGTGATGACAGAGATGTGGGTATTTAACTTTGAAGGTGGATTAACCACAAAAACATATTTTGATAAATAGTAACCATGCGTTAACTTTCAGTGTGGTTAGGAGGTTGAAGAATGATTAAGAAAATAGAAAAAACCATTAAAATATGCGACATTTGCAAAAAAGAAGTACCGCATTTTGCAATACCAGAGAAAGACGGTGCAGCAATACCCCAGATAAGAATATCTAAATATCAGGCACCTGACGAAATGCTAGATGTATGTCAGGACTGTTCAAACGAATTATTAGCAACATTTGCATTGCTGTGTTTAAAGGCGGTGAGTGAGGATGATTAATTGTGAATATTATGTTCCTGCGTGGGAAGGAAGCAAAACTTCAGGAAAACAACCAGATTTTTGCCTGAAATACAAAGTGCCTTTAAACGGGTATTGTATCAAGAACTGCGAAGTTCAAACCAAACTGGTGAGTGAGGGGAAGGATAATGAAAGAAAGCCAGTATAGGTTCCGAGTATGGGATGACTTCTGGAAGGAAATGCATTACTTTGATTTTTGCACGAATATTGAAGTGCGAAATGGTTGCTTGTGGGTTGTTCACAGTGAAGGGGCAATATGCTTAGATTATGTGCCGCCAATACATGTAATGCAATACACTACACGCAAAGACAAAAAAATGCAATGGATATATGGTGGCGATATATTGCGGCGTGAAGGATGTTGGAATGTAAGAATTGAGTTTGAAAAAGGCGTATTTTGGGTTAGGGACGCAAATAAAGTCAGATACAACAATAAAATATTGAATACACCTATTGCATCTTTCCAAATCGAGACATTTGAAGTAATAGGTAATGTATGGCAAAACCCAGAATTGCTAGAAGGAGTGAACTAGATGCAACCAATAAAAGATAGAGACAATGTTCATGTAATTTTACTAGAAGATGGTTCTTATTGGATGTCTGGAGGATTTAGCGGGAATAGAGATGGGATTATGTCCACACTTAATTTAAGTTCAGCCACTTTTCTACCGTTTGAAGATGCTTGTTATAAAGCCAACAAGTTAAATGAAAATGGAAAGCGTTGTGAAGTTATCCCTGTACTGTTAATAGTTGATGATTGACTATAGAACAATAGGAAATTTCACTTGAAACCAACTAAAATCAGCCCTTATCGTGTATGTGTTATGCTAAAAGCGTAGTACATGATAAGGAGGAATTTAAGTGAATTGTATCAACTTACCCGAGTTTAATGTTTGAAAAATGTCCTTATTGTGGCCAAGAATTAGATTGGAATTACAGTATACCTAACTATGAGTGGCAGTAGTTAACTAAAAGATGGAGGAAGTAAGTGTGATGGGTATTAAAAATGATGATGTTATAAAAAGTGTATATGCAGCTTCACAGTTTCGTATGCGGTATGTTGATAGTTTTTTCAATGGTTTATCTGTAGGTGATAAAGTAAGAATTAACTCCCCTTTTTATAAAAATATACTTGCAAGAATTATTCAAAAAACTGATTATTTGATAGTTTTACAAGATGTAAATAGGAGCTACATTAGACCTGTAGTAAGTAAATTTGATTATTATTGTGGTGCTTGTAAAATTGAAAAATTGGCGTCCGCATTATTTGACTTCAGTTATTAATAAGGACGCTGTTACGGTAGGAACTATCGGAAGTTACGCCTGTGGAGTTAGTAGGTTGCGAGGACGAAGAAGCAGGAAGAAGCCTACGACTTCAGTCGTGGGAGGTTCACAAAGTTAACGAAATAGATTTGTTTTTATTTTAACTATAAATTTTAAATTGTTTAGAGGGAGTCGATTTAATATGCTGCTAGAAACAACGTATGAAAAAGAGTTTGAAAGTTTAATGTCGTATCTAAAGAGTAAGTATCCTGAAGAATTATTTGATCTAGAAGGAATAGGTAAGCAGTTAGACATGTCTGTGTTCTCTAAAAATTTTTTCAGGAATACTTCAAGTGTAGCTGATGTATCGGTCGATAGTAATGCTAATGTAGATGATTCAAGTATTATAGCTTATAATGTAGAGCTTCCAAAAGCATTTTTCAGACTTAATTCTTTATACCTTATCTGGAAATATCTTAAAAAATTATATGATATTGAAACAGCAAATAAAGCTGTTGAAATGCAGATTTGTGGGGATATTTATATTAATGACCTTGTAGGTATAAATGCTCCTTATTGTTATAACTTTAGTACCTATGATATTGCTATTTCAGGCTTGCCTTTTGTAAATAAAGTTAAAAGCAATCCTCCAAAACATTTAAGCAGCTTTATTGGGCAGTTGATTCATTTTACTGTATATGCCAGCAACTCGGTCTTGGGGGCGGTAGGATTAGCAGATTTTTTAATTGTGACAAGTTATTATGTAGATAAGCTTTTTAGAGATAACCCAGATGTTCCCAAAGAATATTTGTGGAGACAGGTTAAGCAAGAATTACAGTCATTTATATTTTCGTGTAATCAACCTTTTAGATCAGGAATTCAATGTGTTACAGAAGATACAGAAGTTTTAACCCCACAAGGGTTTAAGAAGTACTACGAATTAAAAGAAGGCGATGAAATATATACATGGAAAGACGGTATTTTAGAGATAGATACTGTTAAAAGGGTTAATGTAAAGGATTATAAAGGGTATTTGCATCAATATAAAGGAAGAGATGTAAACCAAGTAGTAACTCCTAATCATAGGGTTTTGCACTTGAAAAATAATAGTGATAAGTATATTTTGACATATTCAGAAAAATTATTTAAGACTAGATCACCTGTAGCAATACCTGTTGCTATGTTAGACAATCCTTTGTCAGATTATGATATATCTGATGATTTATTACAGTTGTTAGTAATAATATTAACAGATGGCAGTATAGATTTTTATAATGGGAAAGTTAATAAAATAAAGATTTTTAAGTCTCCGAATAGGTATGGTAATGAGTTAGTAGAAACTTTGTTGAAAAACTTAAATATAAAATATTCAATTAAACAAGTTGTGGGCGGGTTTGATACTGAAGTAAATATATATGAATTGTGTTATAGTGATTCTGTGCGTTTAGCTGCACTGTTGAATAATACAAAGAAACAATTACCTGACTTCTTTTTCAAATTAAGTAAACGACAAGCTAAATTAGTCATTGATCTTTGGTCTAGGTTTGATGGGAGTGTAAGAAAAAGAAAATATTCTCATGAAATAAAACTTCAGTGTGATAATGATGAAATTGCGGATGGTTTACAGCATGTTTGTTTCTTAGCTTGTATGGGCAGTAGAAAATTTAAAAGAATTATTGGAAATAATAAAAAAGAAACTATTTATGTTGTTCCTTATAATAGAACAAATAAAGTAGCAATGGAGAAAAACAGTGTTTATTATGAGGGAAAGGTGTGGTGTCCCACAACAAATAATGGTGTGGTTGTTTTTAGAAAGGACGGGAAAGTTTTCATATCTGGTAATTCGGGGTTTTATAATGTTTCCATTTATGATAAATATTTCATAAACGATTTGTGTGGTACTTATATATTCCCGGATGGTTATGCTGTTAATAAAGAAACTGTGAAGAAGTTACAGGAATTATATGTGAATTTAATGAATGAAACATTAAGATATACTCCAATTACTTTTCCAGTAACTACTGCATGTTTTAGTATAGATGAAAATAAAAACATTAAAGACAAAGAGTTTTTGTCTTTCATAGCAGATAAAAATAGAGAATTTGGTTTTATAAATATGTATTTTGGTGAGACAAGTACCCTCAGTGCGTGTTGCCGTTTAAGATCCTCGTTTAAAAACGAGTATTTTAATCAACTTGGGGCGGGGGGTACGAAAATAGGCTCACTAGGAGTAGTAACAATAAATATTCCTCGAGTAGCAATAAAAGCTCAAAGAGATAGTGATAAATTCTTTAATTTATTGACAGAGCTTGTAAGCATAGCTATTAAAATAAACAATGTAAAAAGATATTTACTGAAAAAGAGAATAGACTCAAATAATCTTCCTTTATATAAATTAGGTTTTATGGATTTGAAAACTCAATATAGTACAGTCGGATTAGTAGGACTTAATGAAGCTTGTAATTTTATGGGACTAAGTATATTAAATAAAGATGGGCAAGAGTTTGTATCAAAGATACTCGATATTGTTAATGCATTGAATGATAAAGCAGTTGAACAATACAATGCTCCGCATAACGTTGAACAGGTCCCGGCTGAGAACAGTGCAATAAAATTAGCTCAAAAGGATAAATTATTAGGTTACCAAAACGAGTACCGTTTATACTCTAATCAGTTTATCCCATTAACTACTAATGCTAATTTACTTGATAGGATTGCTGTTCAAGGTATGTTTGATGAAAAAATGACAGGAGGGGCTATATGTCATTTGAATGTAGAACAGAGAATAGAAAACCCTAAGTTTATTGAAAATTTAATAGCTGTAGCAGCAAAAGCAGGTGTAGTTTATACAGCGATTAATTATAATTTACAAAAGTGTCAAAATGAGCATATGTCAGTAGGTAAAAATAGTAAGTGTCCTATTTGTGGTGCGGAAATAACAGATAATTTCACTCGTGTAGTTGGTTTCTTAGTTAATACAAAGAACTTCCATAAAGTTAGAAGGAGATATGATTATCCTAATAGAGTTTTTGTGAAGGAGTTGAAATGGTGATAAGAATAGCAGCTACCCAATATTCATTGAGGACAAAAAGTTTTGAGGTTTATGTTTCTGGCTGTAAAGGCAACCCGCATTGTTCGGGTTGCCATAACCCAGAATTGTGGGATTTCAAAATCGGTAGTATCTATAACGAAAAGTATTTTTCCTATTTAAAAAACAGAATTAAACAGTTTGATATTTTAGTTGATAACATTATGGTAATGGGCGGGGAGCCTTTAGACCAAGATATTAATAGTTTAATTAAATTTCTAAAAGATTTAAAAACATTGAACAAACAAATATGGCTTTTCACAAGGTTTGAATTAGAAGAAATTCCAGAAGAAGTTTTAAGTTTGTGTGATTATGTAAAAACAGGCAGGTATCTAAAAGACTTACAAACTGATGACAACATCCAGTTTGGTATAGAACTAGCTTCATCAAATCAAAAAATATTTAAGTTAGCGGAGCGTGATAATATATGAGATTAATTCAACCAATAAAATTGAGGGGATTCGAAAAAGTTTCGTTTGAGCAATATTGTAAAGATGCTGGCGGTAATGCTGATTTATTACAGGAATACAACGATATAAAATTACCTAGAAGAGCAACGAAATATTCTGCTGGGTATGATTTTTTTAGTCCGGTATCATTTACTCTCCAACCAGGAGAGCAGATAAAAATACCTACTGGTATAAAGGCTTATATGTTAGATGATGAAGTATTACTTCTATATATTAGAAGTAGTATAGGATTTAAGTTTAATGTAAGATTAAAAAACTGCGTCGCTGTTATAGATAAAGATTACTACGATAACATTAACAATGAGGGGCATATATGGATAGCACTTGCAAATGAAGGAGATAAGCAGTTGGAAGTACGCAAGGGAGATGCATTGATTCAAGGTATATTTACCCAATTTTTAATGGCAGATGGTGATGGTGTAGATGAAGAAAGACAGGGTGGAATAGGTAGTACTAGTAACTAAACGTTTTGAAAGGTAGGTTTTTGAAGTGTTAAAGATTAAAGACATTAATGATAGTATAACAGAAGATCTTCTTGCTACTCTTATAGGTAATTATATACATGTACCTACTAATCCTTTAGTTGTAAATGAGGGTTTGGAAGAGAATACTGTAAACGTCTGGTTTGGCGGGCGGGTTGCTGGTTATGAAGTTTCAAAAATTTGGTATGATTTTAAAGAAAATGAGTATAAAGAAGATGCTGGTGTTGTTTACAGTATTGTTATGGTAGACGGTGCATCATATATAATTTCTGACTTTTCTGAGGCGTATATATTAACCGAGGATGAGTTTAAGTCTTTGCTTAGAGAGTATACACTTAAATCTTATACTGAGCCTTTATGAAACTAAATCCAGTAGGTTCTAACGTACTTTTTAAAATACTTTGAAAGGAGAGAAATTCAAGTTATGAAGGTAATTAAAGGCGTAGGACCTGATGCTGAAATTTCTGTTAATGAGAAAGGTGGGAAACAGAGTAAGGCACTATATCGAATGGATTTAATTGACCCATACGCCATACTTAAGGCTGCTAAAGTTTTGGCTGAGGGGGCGGAGAAGTATGGTAAAGACAATTGGAGACTGATTCCTTGCGAAGACCATATAAATCATGCAATTATCCATTTTTATAGCTGGTTGGCGGGGGATCGTTCTGATGAACATTTAGCTCATGCTTTATGTAGAGCTATATTTGCTGTGGCTTCAGATCCAGAAGATCCATCTCCATTACAGCCTATTGATTTAGAAGATTAACCTTGTACAGTTTAAGTAGGTTTAAGGTGGTGATACTACCTTTGAAAGATTTATATTCTTTATATAACATGTCTAATATTGAAAGAGCGAAAAACGATAATGAATATTTAGGTGAGCTGATTGAAAATAACGTTAATCTCATATGGCACGCTATTCATAAATATATAAACATATCTAATAATGTATTAGAGACTTGTGGAGTTACAAGAGATGACTTGTTACAGTTGGGTAAAATTGGATTTATTAAAGCTATAAGGGCTTTTGATACAACTAGAGGAGTTAAGTTTTCATCTTTTGCTGTTGTAGCTATTGTCAGAGAAATAAGATATTTTCTCAGAAGTAATTTCAGTATTATAAAAGTGCCGAGGACTGTACAGGCATTAATAACAAATATTAAGAATTTGGAAGCTGATTTGGGATACCTGCCACCGCCCAAAGATTTAGCAGCATTCTTTGGCACTACAGAAAAACGTATAAAACAAGTTTTGAAAGTAGGTGAGTTTATTAAAAGTATCGATGAATCTAGTGATAATATGAATTATGCAAATAATATTGAAAGCAATGAAAGAGTTGATTTAGCAGTTGAAGATAAGTTGTTTATAGATACCATAATAGAAACTGTTAAAGAAAAACTTACAGACATTGAAATGGAGATATTAAAATTACAATTATCCGGCAACAACCAGTGTGATACTGCGAGGGACTTGGGTATTTCTAATATGAAAGTTAGTAGGACAGTTCATAAAATTCGTTCAATATTAGAAAGTGAAAATTTTATTAATAAATATGGAAAGGATGATTTTTATGACCAAACAAGAAATGGTTAATTTTATATTAACAGTATGTGTAATTCCTTTAATAGGCACTGTTACTGCTTATTTAATTAGTTTTTTAAAGGTTAAAACATCTCAGCTTAAACAGGCTGTATCTGATAACGTGTGTCAGAAGTATATAGATATAGCCGTGGACATTGTTTCATCTGCTGTAATCACTGTTAACCAAACGTTTGTTGATGAGCTTAAAAAGGGTGGAAAATTTACTAAAGAACGCCAACAGGAAGCTTTTAATAAGTGTAAATCAATTATTCTCCTCATGCTTAGTGAAGAAGTCAAAAGGGTTATTTCGCTATTATATGGAGATTTAGATCGTTGGATAGATACTAAAATAGAAGCTTTTGTGAATATAGGTAAGAAAGTTTAATACTGAATTTAACTAACCAGCGACAGAAGTCGCCCACTTCTACAAGTGGGTGATGAATGTCGCTTGACAATTCCTTCCTTTGCGATATAATCAGTATTATAAGGAAGGAGTTTAGGAAAATCAATGAAACTTG